CGAAGTGAAGGTATAAACTCTGCCCGCCACATCTGTAATGATGAACGTCTGTCCAGCAGCCGTCATACCAGTCCACGAACCGCCTTTGACTTTCACATTCGCCGCGCCAAAAGGAGTAGTTCCGCCAGTTGTGATCTTCCAGATACGCCCTGAGAAATCATTCGCCATCTCGGTACTCCTTTCTTAGTTAAAGTTATAGTGACAGTGGAATACGGCACCGTAGAAAATAGCAGAGCCGGCAGCTTGAGTAGTCAGGTTAAGGTTAAACAAGATCTCCGCATCTGCTGATGTAATCATCGCAGGAGTTGTGACCGGCACATTTGTTACATAAGGCTGTGCCTGTACTGCGGTTGGAAGTCCGTTAGCACCAAGGGCAATCAAGCTTGTAACCGCCGGTGCGGTATTATTTACAAACACTGTCTTTGTCAGTCCGACAGTGGCAGTTGTAAGAGCCGCGCCAGTGACAGTATAGATGACATCTATACTATCAATCTGCATACCCTTTGGAACCGGCCCACATTGAAGATTTCCAAGCGTTGCCAAGCCAGCAGCAAGAATCGGCGGAATCCCTGCCAGTAGAGCCAATGGACCGCTAGTATTTGCTACAGTCGTAGGTCCAGCAACTCCTGCCGCAGTTCCAAACTGCTCTTGGTCATACGAAGACGCATACATACCAGTACGTAGCCAAGGTTCAACATTCGAGAACAATGTAGCAGCAAGTGAGGCCGCTAGCGTCTGGCTTGCAAGTCCAGCACCCTGCGTCGCATTCACAACATGTGCTGACGTGTCAATGAAATCATCGAAGCCTAGGAAAAACTGAAGGTCTGGATAGGACGTGTTTCCTTCAAACCTTCCTTCAGAAATACTCATAACATCTCCTTTTCCAGCGCCTTCGCGCTCTTAAACTAGGAAATCCTCTACTTCTTCGGCAAAGTCTGGATTACGAAGTTTTTCTACAGGTGCGAATTCTTCTTTTCCATCAGTGAGTACCTGCGCTATCTTAATATCTCTCTCACCAAGCAATCCCGGAGTACCGTCAGAATCTTGACACTTCGGACAAAGAAGAAGTCCACGTTCCCATTTCATTAGTGCGATCTTAGTCTTACTATCACACCGATCACAGTAATGCCATGCACCTGTAAGATGTGTGTGCCGTAATCCAGTCTGTGCGAAGAAGCTCATTTTGAATCCTCTGAGTAGTTAGGGGGCGGGAGCAGGAGCGCGCCCCCAGCTACTATCATAGCGATAAATTGCTATGAATCTTTTGAATTGTACTAAGGACCTTGTGTCCCCCATACCCCTTGCCAACGAGGACACCAGGCGGCCACTCTCATACGAGTCTTCTGCTTGATAGCATCAGTGTCGAAGTCATCATCAAACTCCGTTGTAGGAGCTTCACGATTGACCACTTGCAAGGCATGATCTGCTTTTTCTGCAACCAAGAACCAAGCAGACGGCGAGTTAAGCCAAGGAACTTCAAGATTCTTGTAATCCTCAGGCAACAGAGAATTGATCGTATTATCTCCTGTATAGGGCTTACCCGGAGAACCAAGAATCTCTCGAACCAAGAACCGAAGTTCAGGAGGAGTAATGAGATTCGCCCATTTGAGCCGAATCGGGAAGCCCATGTTATCTACCATGCGGGAAGCGTGGTTAGTAGCAAGTTGAAGACCTGCTACTGAAAAATCCACATCTACAGAAGGTCGGTTAGGATAAGTTCCCGGCGCAGAAATAACGCCAGCCAATCCTGGACCAATCGCTGTAGCCTGTGCGCCACCGAGCAGAGCATGAGCATTGTAGAAAAGAGGATTACCGTCGAATGTAGTAACCGAAGATGTAAATCCTTGATTGAGCACATTCCATGAAATCATCTCTTTGGTAAATGCCGCAGACCGTGCCAGCAACGTCGGACCCTTTTTCCCGACAAGGCCATACTTGTCATCGTCATACAGTTCCTTGGAAGTCCTAATACCAAGAGAGTACGTCAGAGGCTCGACTCTCTTAGAAGCTCCCTGCTTCATCTCTGTATAAGTAGTAGAAGCATTTTCAGGCTTTTCAAGTAGCACAGAGATGCCTGCCATCTCAAGCTCTTGTTCATACTCAGAGTCAGAATCTACCTCATGAAACACCTTAGGATAGTCTGACGATTTCAACTGATTGTCAAGGCAATCGAAGTAAATCTTCTTAAGCCCCGGCTGCATCAGCTGTGCGAATTTTGCTCTAACTTGAGGCATAGAAATCTCCTTCGATTAAGCTACTTGGATCGCTGCGGTTAGAAAGACGAAGTTGACAAGAGAATTGAGTCCCGGTCCCATTGGAAGACCGACGACCTGCACGATAGCAGAACCGCCAGTCTTACCACCGTCAACATACCAGTAACCATTGGCATCCTTGGTCATACCAAGAATAGCACCAACAGTAGCCTGTGTGGTAGTCCAATTAGCGGTCACAGTGCCAGTGGAGTTATCATACAGAGCCTGGAAGATATTATCCTGATTTGGCTCCATATACAGAGTACGTCCATCAGTAACCGGCGTACCAAGTGCCATATTCACACCCAAAGGCTGATTAACTACTGAGCCATAGGTTTGAATTGTGATGTTTCCTGTCACACCACCAAACGGCGCTACGGGAGCACCAAGACCTGCGCTACCAAGGTTAGCACCAAAGGACTCTGCTACTCCTAGAATCCCAGCCGTCACTGTAGTACCATCCCAGGCCTGCGCGAATCCTGTGCCATTCAACTGCACAGGAGTTCCTGACAAGAAGGTTTGTCCCGCTGCTTCGGGTTGAGAGCTGGTAAACGGCGTAGTACCCGCCTTCTCCAGCACTTGTAGAATCGGCAGATGTGTGGTAAGATTTGCCGCTGCCATATGCTCTCCTCATTTGCTGTTAGGGCGATGCCTGCTACACCGCGGGGTTTTTAGGTTAAGCTACTGGATCGTAGAATGAGCCTACTTCTGGATTCATAGGAACTTCCTGAAGATCGAAAGTACCTGCGACCCTCGCCGTCGGTGGTCTACGATTGTTTCCAAGTTGACGCTGTGAGAGTTCTAATCCTGCACGGCGCTTACCGTAAAGGATACGCTTGTGAACACGCAAAGCAACAACATCCACATAGCAGTAGTGCTTGTCTGAATCGAACACCAGAGGAAGTTTGAAACTAGGATGTACGTGTTCTGCTATCAGAAACTCGTACCCTTCCGCCATGAGCTGTCCGATCCTTCTCTGATCCTTCGAGGCCCATACAACCTCATACTCAGGATCTTTCAACTTGATATTCATATAATCAGGCACTTCGTGCTCAACTGTAGGGATATAAGTTGAAGTCTTGTACGCATCCTGCTCAGTCATGGTAGCCCAATTTGGCTCTTTTGGCTGCGCTGCTTCAATGCGCTCTTGCTTTCCTTTGGCGAGAACACGCTTGATAGCCTCTTCAAGCGCCGCCGCAGAAACACTAGAACCACTCAATGCTGCTGATATGTCTTTGTGACTAATCTCAGGCATAACCGATTCCTTCCTTATCTAAGATTTCAGCGTAAGCCTTCGGTGTAAACCCAAGATGCTTAGCAGCTCGTTTGACATTTTCATCTGCTTCCAGTGTAGCGAGACGATTTTTGTTATCGTCTGCTACAGCAGAACTACCAGCAGAACCTGAACTTGTTCCACGACCGCCTTCTGAGTTGGCAAAACGATTTTTGAGTTTACCTTCCACAAGTTCTGGTGTGTGCTTGCCCAAGATCGTATGGTAACAGTTCTCAACATTCTGCGCGTTGTTTCTAAACGCCGCTGGCTGATTTTCAAGAAGTGCATCAACTTCTTTCTTGATATCGCCAGAGTAATAAGGATACTTTTCAGCATCCTCGAAAACTTCACGCTTAATCCGATCCGCACGAAGCAACAACACTTCGTTTGTAACCGGCTGACTAGCAAGAGCAACAGCTTCTCTAGTCTTACCTTCGAGCATGAGAGACTCAATACGTTCCTCAAGCTCAGTCTGAGATTCAGTTGAGGTCTTCACCGCTGCTGCACGAGTAGCTGCTACGTCCTTAGCTGTCTGCGTTTCCACAAACTTGTTAATTCCCGCAAGCGACTCTAAAATCTGCGTCACCTTCGGAGTGAGATCAGCCGCCGCGTTAGCACCAGCTTCGATCTTAGTAGTCAACTCATCAGGAAGAGCGAACTCCTCAGCTCCATCTTCCTTGACCTTCTTTTGCCACGAGAACAGTGCCATTAAACTTCGCCTCCTTCTTGCGAGCGTCTCATCTTCAATGTCTGATCTTCTTGATGTTTTAGCTGCTCTTCGAGAGTTCTTAATCTCTGCGGCAACTCAAGAAGTATCTCAGTTACTCTTAACTGCGTACTAATTCTGGTTGATATCGCTTTCACAGTATCTGCACTTTCTTTAGTCGTATCATACCTCGCCCAAGAAAGCGCCTCCTCTTTGAGACTATTCAACAACTCCATCACCGGCTGGAACTCCTCCTTGAGCCATAGCTCCTGAAGGGCCACTCGGTATGGAATTAGATCCTCGATTTTGTTGATTTCCATTTCCTGCTCCTGCTTGCGACTGCATCTGCTGCATTGCGGCTTCGATAATCTTTGACACATCAGGTAGCAACGCATCTGGATTATCACGGTTAAAGTTACGCGCCAAGGTCATAGCTGATACTCTTGTCGCAAGAAGCATTTCTAAGTAATACTGTTTCAAATCTGGTGAAATGCCGGGAGAATTTATTGCTTGAATAATCTGTGCTTGACTCTGATAGTAACGATCAAACCTATCTGAGATAAGAATGTCGTTCTGTTTTTCAAGTTCTTTGTTAGCAGACGCCGAAGCTGGACGAAGACGTAGACCTAGTGTACCATCGCGATAGAGATCAAGCGCCTTCTTTAACTTCTCAGCATCACTGCCATATTTCTTGAGCTTTTCTCCAATACCAAAGTTTGAGTACATTGTAAGAAACTTACAACCTAACTTCACATGTGCTGAGCGCATGTCTCCAGTACGCAGGTTGTTTCTGTTATTCTGCTGCGCCATGACCATAGAAGTGCCGCTGGCACTGTAGATCCCACGCTTTGGATTTACAAGTCCACCACCTGTGCCACCAGAGGCCGGATCAACGCCAGTACGCTCCTTAGCTATAGCCATGTGAAACTGGTCTGGACCATCGCTGTAGCCCATGTCAGCGCCAGCTTTAATATGTTCAATTTCATCTTTACGACCCGGTAACACAATGCCAGGAAACACATCTAGCATAGAAGCAAGCTTAGATTCAGGATCAGCGCGCCATACACCCAGCATCGCCATGTTACGATTATTTGTACGCCAGTTATTATTATTCGACAATTCCTTCTGAATCATGTGAATCATCTCAGCAAAACCTGTACCAAGATAAGACTCATCATCGTAGGCTAATTTCATGTCCTGATATGGAAGCATGTTCTTAGGATAGTTATTAAAAGCTACCCACAGAATTTTCTCAGAATTCTTGTGATACTTAGCCTGGAAGGAATACTCTTTGCCGCTGAGATAGTATGTGAAGAACACTGTATAAATGTACCACCGTGCTGCACCAGTATCCACACCAGAGGAATCAATCGAAAACTGCTCATTGATCTCCCGTTCCATCTCTGTTTCTTGAACAGCGTCAGGATTACTGAGCAACTCCTCGATGTCCGACTGTTTGTAGTAAGGACTCTTCACTTTAAGATCTTGCACCGCCCACATATCAAGCGAATCAATATGTCCAAAGAGCTTCATATTCTCAAGCTTAGGCACTGAAGGATCAAAGATAAATCTGTTAAGCGGCAACAACTCAGGATGAGGACCATCACGCTTAGTAATGATGCGATCTTCTGAAACTACAGGTCCATCCTCTGCCGAGGTTCCACCAGATTTATACTCACGTACTACCTGCGTCTCGTACTCATAAGGCGTGTAGATAATTCCTGTACCATACTTAATCGCACTGTGAAATGCGCTCTGTTCTACTCTGTACAAATCAAGCTCATCTGGTGCATAAGCCATGTCCATTAAGAAATTTTGAACAACCTGTTTCAGCTCTTCCCCATCTTTCTTCGGCAATCCTCCACTCATTGTTGCTGCCCAGAGTGGATCATACATATAAATTCCACCCATAATGCGAGCAAGAAGTTCGTCTGAGGCAGTACCAATGATAGGAATCACCAAGTTCGCTGCGCCAGGCCAGGGCCAATCTGCCTCTTTATTTTTTGGGCGAGCCTTATATAACCGCACATATTCTGGCAACTTCTCAGTTCTAAAAGTCTGCAAACGTCGATCAAAATGTGCAACCTTGTCCTTGACAAAATTACAGATCTCATCGAAGTTGTCTTCTCCAATGAGCTTCGGCGTTACTTCAGTAGGCGGCTGGTATGGCATTAGAGAATTCCTGTGTTCGGTTGAGGATTAACTGGCTTAGACACTGTATCAATCTGACCAGTAGAATTCTGTGTTGTAAGCACTGGCATAGGCATTGTGGAACTGAAACTCTTGAAATCCGCTGTCAGCAAACTTAGAAACTTATATAAGAATGGATACCATACACCACCATTTGGTACAGGTAAAGCCTGTACCAAAGCCGAGGCGACAGAGTTTACAACATAGAACAAAAGAACTAACTGCAAAGTCACTGGAATGTTCATTTTGCCTCCTACGTTCTTGATCTGTCATAAGTTGCTTTTGCAGCAGCATAGCCTTCTTGGAAGGCTTTTAACGCTGTGATTGCAACAGAGTGTGAAGTAATGTCTCTGGCATGTTCTTCAAGTTGCTTGTCATGTTCTGTCAAGTGAACAGTATGATTATTCTGATTAGAATACAAAATACCAGCAAAAAAGATACAAGTGATAATACTTACGATTGTTGGTCCCCACGCTGCCCAGTCCATGTTTATTCTCCCCCTTACGCCACTGCTGCTGTCATACGTTTTACGAACTGTGCCCGTTGTTTAATCATGAATTCATCAACATGTTCCTGAGAAACTTTATCGAACTTCCAGATCTGTGGACCGTAGGATAGAACATCAAGTAAATCAATTAGACCCTTACGTTGACCATATTGTTCTGCTTCTTCTTTGAACTCTGCACAATTATTCGTATCCAACCAAAGTTCATGACGCTCTACGATTGGAATGAAATTCTCAATTCGCTCAGCCTTAGCACCAGCGTTCTGAGGAGTTTTGAGTGGAAGAAATTGAATCCCAATAAGTTCTGGATGTGAGTGCTTGTGCTCTTCGACAAAGTAATTCAGATGGTAAAGTAAATACTTCTGCGCTGCCACAGCTTCAACATAGACAACGCGAAGCTTCCACTTTACAGCAAGAAAGAAAATCTGTTTGACAAAATCATCTATAGGACAAGCCTTTGCCCACTGATCGAGCAGATATACTCTACGTGGGTCACGCTCTACACCAGTCACTGCGATAGCATGGCGGCACCGACCATCTTTGCCGGCCTCAGCTCCTAGATGTGAGCCACCGTGATTCGGATCTACTGTCATATACCGATCAAGATTCCGTGGGAAAACATCTTTTTCTACATCTCCAGCTGCTACATGATGCCGAATGACAATACGATACTGCTGAGGATGCGAGGTCTCGAAGTATCTGCTGAGTGTCGGAGACTCTTTCGGAATCGCCAGCGCGCCAGTAACTTTCTCAAAATTGAAGTACCGAAAATCCGACATGTTAAATTTGGCTTTAGACGGATCAATAGGGTAGTTGAGGAATTGACAGGAAAAATGATAACTGCCTAGACGACGTTTCCAACGTAGTAACTTCTCCCGCGTGAACGCTTCTGGAAAGATTGGAATTCCGAAAGGATGTAGAGAGCAGCATCCACCAAGAGCAGAATGCGTAGTCCAACTGAAATAAGGCTCTTCCTGACGAATGTGTGAGTTAAGATCGTCATGCGACCACCTGTTTCCAACAACTATCTCGTCGAAATCTCTGCCTGGGTTATCTGGGTCTGAGTCAGTCGCACCCACAAGAATTTGGTGATAATCAATTGTATCAGCCATGACGACTGTAGATTTACGCGCCTCGCGGCCAACCAAATCATCCTGTACAACGACGTTGTAATGCCGTGATTGAAGCGCGGCTCCCACACCGATAAGATCAAATGTACCTTCGCCTTGACCGCGACCAGTGGAAGTTCTCCTTTGATGCAAGGATTCATTTGTCCAC